TCCGGGTTTCAAAAGCACGCAGACAGGCCTCCAGGTTTCCGAGACCTTCCGCGTCGTTCCAGATCTCGATGTCTTCGGCGCCCTGCTCCCGCAGGCCCGGCACGAGGAACTCCTCCACGTACCACATCCGCTGCGGGCAGGCGTGGATCAGGATCCTCACACGTCTGCCTCCTCCGTTGCGGAGCTCTCCAGCTCTTTGCGTTTTTCGTAGGCGTCTGCCTTCTGCTCCAGGATCTTCTCCCGGTTCTCGGCATAGAACTCCCGGCGCATGGCGTTGATCTTGTCCTTCGACTTCCGGCCTTCGGCGTTGTCGTACATCTCGCGGTATTTGTCCGGATCGTAACCGGCCACGCGGCTGTTCTCGTCGAAGCGAATCGCGTAGGTGCAGTCGCAGTTGGCGTGGATGTGCTCGGCGTGGCCGCCCTTGAGGGCCTTCTTGCTGGCGCGCTGCCAGCCGCGGCTGGCCAGGGTGATGCAGAAGGCGCAGGTCTCGCCCTGGGGCACCCAGGCCCACTCGGCGCCGTCCCGAATCGCGTTCTGCATCGTGGTGTCCACGCCCTGCTGCTTGACCAGCCGGCTGACAGATCCGGCCACGATGTCCGGGTTGCCGGTCTTCGCGGTTCCGACCACGGCCTTGGCCACTTCGTGCACGGTGGGGTCCTCAGCCGGCAGTGCTGCCGGAAGGGTCCGGCCAGCCAGGCGTCCGATCTTGTCGTAAAACTCAGCCGAGACGGCGGCGGAGGCCTCGCCGTACTTTCTGGCCACCGAGGTGGCCACGTCGATCAGCGCGTCCTCTTCCCACTTTTCCGTGGGCAGGCCGTAGGTGTCCAGGTAGCTCTTCATGGCCTGGAAGGCAGCGTCGTTGATCTTGCGCAGGGCGTTGACGTACTGCGTCCAGGCTTTCTGGCTGATCCTCATCAGATGCCCAGCTCGGTCAGGGTCTCACGGCCCCGGCCGAGCGCCTCCTGCGCTTTGATCCGGCGGACATCCGCCTGGTCGAAGCCGATCATCTCCAGGAAGGTATCCGTCCCGGCAAAGCCAGGCCGCACGGTCGCGATCTTGATCGCGGCGTCCGCGGTCACCGCCACGCTGGGCATGGCGGGGTTTTTGAAGTGGGCGATCACCTGGCGGTCCTCCTCCGGCAGCTCTTCGACTGTGCTGCCGTTAAGGATGGCCAGAGCCATGAGGGCGATGGTCCGCAGGCTGTCGCCGTTTCCGGTGTTGAGCTGTTCGGCCATGTTCACCAGGGTCTGGCTCTGCGCCAGGATCGCGTCGGAGCTGGTGGGGTTGGCCTCGCTAACCACGCCGGTGTCCGTCACGGTCAGGCCCGTCGCCGCGGAAAACTGCGTGGCCAGCACGCGGATCATCTCCACGTGCGGCGCGATGCTGCCCTGGGGCAGCTGCCCGAAGCTGGGCTTCTCGCCGGTATCAGGGTTTGACGTCGCGGCCAGCATGTTGCCCACGTACTGCTTGAATTTCTGATTGATCAGAGCGTCGTACTGTTCGTCCGTGATGCCCAGGATGTACTTCTGGGGGGCTGTGGAAAACTCCAGCCCGATCGTCGCGTTGGCGATGGTGCGGACGTAGCCCTGGATCAGGCGCCGCACCGGCTCCTTGATCCGGCTGCGGCCGAAGGGCTTCCGGCTGGTCGCGTTCCAGATCAGCGGCTCCATCAGGGGCCGGCCCATCCGGTGCGGGTATCGTGTGAAGCCCCAGCGGGTGCTCCCGCTGCTGCGGGTGAAGACCAGGGAGGCGTAGTCCAGATGCAGGTGGATCACCGAGGGCTCCCACTTGTGTCCCTGGAGGCCAGGCGCGTAGTCGATGATCGCCATGCCGTAGGCGATCCGGCCCTTGTCGCCGTCCCACTCGGCAGCCGCGCTTTCCGGACTGTGGAAGCGGATCTTGCAGCCGATCTCCTCGTCCTCGCTGAGGGTCGCGAAGCTGCAGCCGTACTTGAGCTCGTCCCTGCACGTTTTCATATACTCGGCGACGAGCCGGTTATCGGCCGCCAGCCTGTCCAGCTGCTCCACGTCCTCGCCGTAGGTCCCGACGAAGCCGTCGAACATGCTCCGGGCCGCCAGGACGTCCACGCATTTGGCGCCCCAGGCGCAGCCGATCTCAAGGCCGCGCATGCCTTCCGGCAGCGCGATCCCGAGATTGACGGATCCCAGGGAGATCTTGCCCTCGTAGTATCGGTCTTTCTCCTCGTTTTTTGCGGCATGGTCGTTGAAGATGTCGATCAGGTGCCGGAAGGCCTCCGCCTCGTATTCTGTCAGGCCGGCGATGGCCCGGGGGTCGATGTTGTGGATCATGTCCTCACCCTATCCTCATTTTTTTGCCGGGCACCCGTTTCGAGGTCCGGGCGCCCCAGAGTGCCAGGGCGGCCGCCTCGATCGGTGCCGCGTTGTCTCCGCCGAAGCCCCAGCCGCCGGCGATCGGTCGCCGGGTGGCGGAGACGGCGCTGTCCCGCAGGGCCTCCTGCGGGCCGTACCAGGTGACGCGGTGCTCCGCCAGGGCGTCCGTCAGCGTGCCGGCTGCCGCCACCACGTCGCGGGCGCTGGGCCGCACCACGCTGCCCTTGATCTTCCAGGTCTTCTGGATCTTGTCCACCAGCACGTCGGCGCCGTTGCGGCCGTCGATGACCACGCAGGACGCTGTCGCGTACCGCTCGCAGAGCCAGTCGGCCAGCCATTGGGTGCCGAGGCCCGTGGGTCTCCGGTCGATCAGGGAGATCCGCGCGGGGCCTTCCGCGGGGATCACCGCGCCGCAGAGGACCACCTCCGCACCGTCTGCGGTGAACTTCACGCCGAAGCCCGTCTTGCCTTCCGGCTTCGGGTCTTCGGATCTGGCGCCGTCCCAGACTGTCTCCGGGATCGCCAGCATGGCGTCCAGGCTCAGGATCGGAGGCCACCAGCCCAGTCGCTCGCGGGCGAAGCCGTCGCGGGCCATGGTCCGCAGCTCCTCGGCGGTGAAGTCTTCGGTCAGGCGGATGCCCAGCGCGGGGTTGGACATGTACCACAGCGTCCGGTCCTCCGCCTGGATTCCGCTCAGGTCGTCCGCTGCGATGCTCCACTCGTGCCAGGCGTCGTGCGGGCCCGGATTGTCCAGGCAGACGGCGCGGCGCCGGCGGAAGACCTCGCCGGGGCAGCCCGGATAGGGCGGTGTCCCGGTGTAGATGATCTGCCGCGAGCCGGTGCTCGAAGCGGACAGCGTGGCCATGATGGCGTCTACCTGGTCGTCGGTAAGCTCCTGGGCCTCGTCGTATACCACCAGAGAGATCCCCGCGAAGCCGCGGGCCCTCTGGCGGGATCTGGCGGAGAACTCGATCGAGCCGCCGTTTTCCAGCTCGATCGCTTCCTCGCCGTTGGTGTATCGGATGTATTTGACCAGCTTCTGGATCTCCGGGTGGCGCTTATCGGTGAACATGCGCTCCAGGCGCCGGAAGCTCTTCTTGCCGGTCACCACCTGGTGCGCCGTGTGCAGGATGTGTTCGCCCCGGATCACCAGGCCGAAGAACTCGCGGGCTTCCAGGATGACGTTCTTGCCGTTCTGCCTGGGCACCGCCAGCCCTGCGCTGGTCGTGGTGTAGTTGCCGCGGAGATCCTTCCCGAGCCAGCAGTCCAGCACGCTCTGCTGCCAGGGGTCCAGCGCGTAGCTGTAGGCCTCCATCAGCGCGCCGGCCGCCGGGCCGTCGCTGATCACGCGCTCCGGCTCCAGCCGCACGCGTGGCTCTTGGGATCCTCTCATAGCGCGTATTTCTCGCGGACCAGATCCAGCACCGTCAGGTTCTCCGGCGCCGGGTCCTCGATCTGCTCGCCCAGGCGCACCGTCTCGAAGGCCGCCTGGCCCTTCAGCTTGCGCATGGCTGCCGGCGTCAGACCGAGGGCCGTGCGGTGCTGCAGGATCTTGTCCTCCAGCTGCACGATCACCTGGTAGTGCGGATCCAAAAAGCTGGGCTTGCCGCCTGCGGGCGCCGACGCGCTCCAGGCCTTCTGGGCCCTGGTCAGGCGCCGTTCCAGCTGCGCCAGCGTCTTGATCTCCGGATCGTAGGCCGGGTCGTAGATCTCCAGCGCCTGGAGCTGCTCCCGGTAGGTCTGCTCTCGTGTCATGGGGTTCTCCTGTCAAAGTGCGGACCGCATCCGGGGATCCCGGTCGGGCTTCGCGCCCGCGGCCCGCGCGTCTTTGGTTTATTTCATCCGCCCTGCCCCAAAATTTTCCCCTCGGGGGTATTTTGGCGCT